TTATTGTTGAATTAAACGTTCATATGCGCCTAAAGCGACAGCAAGATCGAAATGCGCTGCCCCGACACATTTGAACACTGTAATACTCTCGTCATTTGTGCGTTGAAGTGTGCCATTGAGTGACAATGCTTTTAAATCCCCGTCGACATCTTCAAATTTAAAAATACCTTTTTCATTCGCTTCAATGATTTCTCCAGCTTCTTCTTTGACGCCTTCAATATCATCGAAAAAGACTTTATCTGCTTTCGGTAAGATACGATTATCAATTTCTTTCATATCAGGACGATACGAACCGATACCATTAATGTGCGTTCCCGGTTGAATCGTATCCGCATCAAAAACAGGTTCAGCAGATTGTGTTTGACAGTTAATAATGTCAGCTTGTTCGACAAGTTGTTTCACATCATCAACCACTTCAACGGTTAATTTTGGAAATGCCTCTACCACTCGCGATTTAAAATCTTCTGCTTTAGCAATTGTACGGTTATACAGAATAACGCGATCAATGTCTCGAACTTCAATATTCGCAAGTAGTTGCTCGAATGCCATACCCCCTGTACCGATCATACCAAGTGTCGTAGTGTTTTTACGGCTTAAATATTTCGTCGCAATGCCACTGAGCGCGCCTGTACGTAAACGTGTTAAATAACTTCCATCCAAGCTTGCGACATGTTCACCCGTTTCAAGGTCAGTCACAATGATGTTACCTTGTGTCGTTGGTCGACCATGTTGCGGGTTATCAGGTGTAATCGAAGTGATTTTAACAATACCTAGTTGACGCCCGGTATGGACACAAGGCATGTAAAGCATTGATTTTGCGCCATCACCCGTTGGAATTACAATCCTTTGATCAAGACGAATCCCATCCATATCTGTAAATAATTGTTCAATGTCTTGAATCGCATCAGACATATGATACGTATTTTTCACTGTTGCTTCATTAAAAACTTTCATCAGTGCTACACGTCTCCTTTGTTAAGTTTACTATCAGTATAGAGGAAATACGACATGATGTAAAAAGAGCAAGTTTCGTTTGAGGGTGATCATTTGTGAATTGAGGCGTGAGCTATATGTGTTTAAGCCATTTGAGCGTCGAAGAATAAGGTCTCAACTTTACAAAACGCACAAAAACGAACGTCAATGAGACAATCTTTATTACTAAATGTAACATGATATTGTAAATGTATTTATAAAGATATATGATAAAACTATCATTAAGCGTTGGACGAGTGGATATCGCATCGAATTTGTAGACATTTCAGTAAGATGGCTCTATCATGCCGAACAGAAAGGATAATCAGTAATGAAACTATGGTTATACGTGGGAAGATATGTACGGATTGATGTAACTGATGGTGAACAATTCGTGGGGAAAGCTGTTGACTATGAAGATGAAATAGCGAATAACAGTGGAGAAGACTCTATATGTTTGGATATAAGGGGCGATTAGTTGAATTTGATGAAAGCGAAATTAAATCGATAGTTATTTTAGATTAAGTATTTAAGATTATTTCATCACTGACGACAGACGTTATTGGAGAAACATTGGGGTCGTTGATTTTTGGTGAAATGATCATTAAATATCATACAAATGCTCGCTTTATAGAGACGAGATGGGGACGATGCATTATTTATAAACGGAACTGATGTAATTGCCGAATGGAAGAAGGGGAAAATAATGAAATTATGGACTTATGTAGGGGAAAATGTACGAATAGAATTGAAGAATGGACAACAATTCACCGGTAAAGCTGATGATTATGACGATGAAATGGATAATGAAAGCGGAGAAGATTCTATAAATTTATATGATGGTATATGTTTATATGATTTTAATGAAAGCGAAATAAAATCGATTGAAATTTTAGATTAAGCAAGTGGAAGTCACCGTTTTTTGGTGAAGTTATCGGTAGAGCACTTATTGACGGTGAATTTATAGAAACGAAATGGGGGACGGTGCACGACTCAAAAACTGGTACCCATATTGTACCGTATGAAAAGGAGGATAAGTAATGAAACTGTGGACTTATGTAGATAAAAACGTACGTGTAATATTAAAAAATGGTAAGGAATTCAGTGGACGTGTGTCAGGCTATGATGATGAAGTAGCTAATGACAACGGAGAAGACTGCATATATTTAGATGTTGGTATGGAATTATTGTATGAATTTAGAGAAAGCGAAATAAAATCGATTGAAATTATAGATTAAGCAAGTGAAAGTCACCGTTTTTTGGTGAAGTTATCGGTAGAGCACTTATTGACGGTGAATTTATAGAAACGAAATTTGGACGGTACACTCTTCAAAAACTGGAACGCATATTGTACCGTATGAAAAGGAGGATAAGTAATGAAACTATGGACTTATTTAGGGAAAAATGTACGGATAGAATTGGCTACTGGCGAAAAACTCATAGGAAAAGTCGATGACTATGATGATGCAATCGATAGTGATAGAGGAGAAGATTTTATATATTTAGAAGTTGGTATGGAAATATTGTTTGGTTTTTATGAAAGTGAAATAAAATCGATTGAAGTTTTAGATTAAGCACCTGATGAAACAGCAATTCATTCATCTAGGTGCTCTTTTTATACCCATTTTTAAGCGACTGTGCTGCAGTGGCTTTTTTTTATTGCCCAAACCGTGCTTATGGCGTTAAAAGATACAAGTGTAGTCCACACCATGCAATGACATAAAACTTGGAGCGTAGATTTAAATAAGGTACGAAATATGAAAGAACAATGGTTAAAGTTAAGATTACAGTTTTTCAATGATGCGGGTACTGAAGCAAATACGGAAACAGATAATACGGTAGAGCATAACGATACGACTGAGGAAACTAAAGATAGGGCATTTGGACTTAGATGTTGAAGAGGCAAAGAAGATGCGGAAGTCCCGTATTATTTTAGCTAAAACAAAACCTGACGCATCTGGCCGGATTGGGAATGCGAATGTGCATTATATTTATAAGCAGTATGATGTTGCAGGCGTTGAAGCCTATAAGAAACGTATTCAAAAAGATATTCATAAGTTTACGAATACGCCGGATTTGTCGGATGAACATTTCGGAGGTGTGCAGTCTGGGGAAGCAATGAAATATAAGTTGTTCGGACTTGAACAGTTACGTGTGACGATTGAACGGCAGTTGACGAAAGGTTTTAAACGTCGGTTTGCGATTATTCAAAGTGTGCGGAATCACTTGAATGACAATATTGATTTTACGGATATGCGCATTGAGTTTAAGCCTAACATCCCGCAATCGTTAGCAGAATACGCTGACATCTTTATTAAGCTTGGCGGTCGCGTGAGTCAAGAAACGTTATTGTCTTGGCTGCCGAATATTGAAAATCCTAAAGAAGAGCTTGAAAAAGTGAAAGCGGAGGAAAAAGAGGCTTCAGAAAATCAAGACTACCATGATGCGATACCTGTACAACAAGAGAAAGAAGACATGAACGATGTAGAGCTTGAATGATTATTGGTTAGAACGCGCGAAAATGTTCATCCAGTCTGAAACATTAGAAGATGCTGCAAAGGTGGCTGAAATTGAGCGCATTGTGGCGATGATGATTGCGGATATATACAAAAACTTATTAGCGTATTATGGCAAGCTTGCGACAGCTGAAGGGATTGACTGGCGAGAAGCGAAAAAGATTGTCGATGCGTTTGATGTTGAAGTGTTTCAAATGCAAGCGAAAGCGTATGTTGAAAATAAAGATTTTAGCGAAAAAGCGAATGAGGAACTGAAGCGTTATAACACGACGATGTATGTCAATCGTGAGAAGTTGTTAAAGCAAGAACTTGGTTTGATTGTGACGAAAGCTTATGCTGAACAAGAGAAAGTGGTGAATCATCACTTACAAGATAGCGTGACGCGTACACTGAGACATCAAGCGGGGATATTAGGTGCGGATGTGCATGTGAAGCAGTCAGATGTTGAAGCGATTGTGTATTCTAACTTTGGTAAGCTGAATTGGTCTGAGCGACTTTGGAACAATCAAGATGAACTGAGAAAAGATGTTGAGCGGATGGCCAGTCATGTGATGTTACGTGGCCGACATCCGTATGAGTTTGTGCCAGAGATACGTAAGAAACAACAACAGACAGTCGCTAATACGAAACGATTGTTGATTACCGAAGCGGCACGTGTGCAAACGGAAGCGCAGAAAATGCACTATTTAGAGACGATGGGCGACGATGCCGAATATGAGTTCGTGGCGAAACGTGATGAAAAGACATCTAAAATCTGTCGTCACTACGATAAGAAAGTGTTTAAAGTGAAAGACATAATGCCTGGTGTCAATGCTCCGCCGATGCATCCTCATTGTCGAAGCACGACAGTACCTTATGTAGGCAACTGGCGTGATAAGTTTTTCAAAGACAGACAAGGGAAGTACAAAGCCGAATATGAAGATGTTTTACAAAAATTAGCTAAAGAAGACATGACGGAAGCTCTTGAAAATGGTAAAATAAAAAAAGAATTAAACGTAGATAAACAGAACCGCCATCAGTTAGGCCATCCATTGTATGAAGCGTATAAGAAAAAGAATATACAAAAAGGGCTTCAAATACCAAGCGTTACGGTATTAGACAATGAGGAACTCAATTCAATGATACGTCAAAAATCAGGTAAAGGCTACTTGGTAGCTAATAATGCAGGTAAATGGTTAAACAGAGAAATTATAAACTTTGGTAAAATTATTGGTAAAGCATACATTGACGGTGAATTTATAGAAACGAAATGTGGGAAAGTGCACTACTCAAAAACAGGCACTCATGTTGTACCTTATGAAAAGGAGGATAAGTAATGAAACTATGGACTTATGTGAGAAAAAAGGTAATGATAGAAACTATTGATGGACAGCAATTTACTGGTAAAGTTACAAGTTATGATGATGAGATCGATAGTGATAGAGGAGAAGATTTTATATATTTAGATGTCGGTATGACAGTATTGTTTGGTTTTTATGAAAGTGAAATAAAATCGATTGAAGTTTTAGATTAAGCACCGGATGAAACAGTAAATTATTCATCCAGGTGCTCTTTTTATATCCAAATTTAAGCGACTGTGCTGCAGTGGCTTTTTTTATTGCCCAAACCGTGCTTATGGCGTTAAAAGATGCAAGTGTAGTCCACACCATGCAATGACATAAAACTTGCAAGAGTAGATTTAAATAAATTGAGAAATAGGATGAATTAATAAAACACTTTGGAACTGTCAAGATGAACTGAGAAAAGATGTTGAGCAGATGGCAAGTCACGCGATGCTACGTAGGCGCCATCCGTATGAGTTTGTGTCCAAGTTGGATGAAAAGACATCTAAAATCTGTCGTCACTACGATAAGAAAGTGTTTAAAGTGAAAGACATGATGCCTGGTGTCAATGCTCCGCCGATGCATCCTCATTGTCGAAGCACGACAGTACCTTATGTAGGCAACTGGCGTGACAAGTTTTTCAAAGATAGACAAGGGAAATATCGATTGAAAGATGAAGACGCTCCCTCCATTATTAAAGAATCTGGTGCTAAATGGACTGATAAAAATGACCCATACGGTATTCAAAGACAAAGGCATGCTGACGATTATTATGAAGAAATTCGGAATAGAAAAAAGGAAATAGAAATAAGGGAAGTGGCTAGAAACACAGGTTTCAGGGAATCAACAATAAAGCGTGTGTATGAACATATATTTATAAATAAGTATCATCTTAGAGAAGGTTACAAACAATTTGACCCAGATTTTGATATGGCGAATAGTTGGATGCGATTAAGGGATGGTAAACATATCAAAAAGGCAGATTTAATTATGTTACATCATGAAGCACTTGAACATTATTTGATGAATAAGTATAATTATGGCTATAGAGAAGCACATGCAATAACTGAGAAAAAATATAACTACGATAAAGAAATAAAAAAGTTAGAAAAGTAATAGAATAAGGAGGTAGTGAACATTGTTAGATTTGATATTAGTGATTAAGGACGAAAAAAGTGTAACCTATAATTACTACCCTAATGGCAGTGAAAAATCTGGTCGTGTCACAATTGGTATCAACGATTTAGAAATAATAAACCATGAATTATCAGAATACGAAAAATTCTATGAAACTAGAAAGTATCTAGGTCATGCAATTCATAGAATTAAGGAAAATATCAAAATTAATGAGTTCCCTGAAACTGAACTTGTTGCATGGGGCTAAAGCACCTGATGAAACAGTAAATTATTCATCCAGGTGCTCTTTTTATATCCAAATTTAAGCGACTGTGCTGCAGTGGCTTTTTTTATTGCCCAAACCGTGCTTATGGCGTTAAAAGATGCAAGTGTAGTCCACACCATGCAATGACATAAAACTTGCAAGAGTAGATTTATAATGAGGTGCGAAATATGAAAGAACAATGGTTAAAGTTGAAGTTACAGTTTTTTAGTGATGCAGGTACAGATAGTGAAGCAGTAGCAGAACAAGCTGATGTGAGTGACGCTCAAGCTGAAGAGGTCGAAGATACCGAACAACTGACTGAAGCACAATTGAAGTTAGTGAATGATCGTGTGAATGCAGAGATGCAACGCCGTACGAAAGAGATGCGTCAGCAGATTCAAGACGAATTGACTGAGAAGCAAAAAGAAGCGGATAAACTTCGTAAGATGAATGCCGAACAAAAGCATCAGTATGAACTTGAGAAGACAGAAAAAGAGCGTGACGATTATAAGAAGCAACTTGAAACGTATAAGATGCGGCAAGAAGCGACGTCTATGCTCAATGATGCGGGTATGCATGTCCCTGATGCATTACTGGATTTAGTCGTGAAAGAGACGGCTGAAGACACTAAGGCGACGGTCGATAGTTTTGTAGCGTTAGTGAATCAAGAAGTACAGCGTCAACTAGAAAGTAAAGCAACACAAAGCCATGTCGTTGGGAACCATGTGCGTACACCAGAAGTGGAAGAGGCTTGGAAAACATTTTTAAATTAA